GCGACGTTGCAGATCGGAGGGGCAGTTGGTGTCCAGTGTCGGCGTGATAGCAACTTGCAAACCTGAGTTGGAGGCCAACTGGGCACGAATGTTATCCCATACCTGTGTCACGGTTTCGCACATGAATGCGACAGTCGCACAAAGTATCCCAGCAGTATTCGCGTTCACACGTACCGCCACGTACCTGCCATCGTCGAGTGATACTTCTACGGCGAGCACGCCACCGGGCAACGGTGGCAAATCGGTACGCAACGATTCCCATTTGCCGGGCTGCAGCCACGACAGCTCTGATTGCACCCATAGGTTCACGCTAGATCGCAAGAAGCCTGCACGATTTGGGCCTTTTGCTTCAGCTTGGACGGTACGAATGTCAAGCGTGTGCCCAAGCGCCGGGTTGGCGTACTCCCACGCAGCTTCACTCATTGGGTCAAGGTCGGGAGGTGGGCTGTACTCCGCTAGGTACACGGAATTCGTGACTTCGCCTGAGTCAATGGCACGTATGCCTTGTTCACGCCAACGCAGCATGGCAATGGAGTCCTCGGTGCCTGCCGTTGACCACATCGAGCACAATGGGTTGGGTCGGGCACGCTGAGTCGGCAGGAGGCCAATGTCCAGTGTCTCGGAATCAATGCCGAATACCTCGTCCGCGATGATGAGATCTACCGACATGCCGTGACCGCTTGAAGGCCTGGCTGCTTTGACGTACCAGCGCGAGTCACCAACCTTGATGCTGTTACGACCATACGCCCACACAGCCTTCACACCAAACTTAGCTTCAATCACCGGGGCAAGGTCTTGGAATAGGGCTGTTGCTAGATCGAGCCTGTGCGCTGTAGTGAGAATGGTTTGAGGGCCGACCTGCGTAGCGTGCTGAGTTAGCCACCAGCCGAGCAGCGCTTTGAGCGCTACGGTCTTTCCGTTTTGTCGAGCGACACTGACAAGCGATACGTGGTTGAGGAACTGCCCTTCGGCATCCACGGCAAGTTGACCGTTGAGAACATGCCTTTGCCACGGCATGAGTTCCACTCCGAGAATGCGCTCAGCCCAATCTGCAACTTCGGGGCCGTAACTCCCGGCTGCGTCGGTAATGACCGTTTCAATTCGCGGCAAGTCATGACCTTTTCCTTTCCGTTCAAGAACCTTTCCTTGCGATAAAGAAAGAGATGGGCGCGGGGGCAGGAGCTGATGTTGATCCAAAAAATCCTTGCGTGTTTTTTTTGGTTTGCGATTTTGAGAGCGTGTTTTGGTTTGGTTGCCTGGGCGTGCGGCTTGACGTGCTCGACCTTTGGCTGCTTTGTAGTTGGCTCCGCGTCGTGCGTTGCATGGCTTGCATGAGGGAACCAAGTTGTCTGGTGTGTCGGTTCCGCCTCTGTCGTGCTCAATCAGGTGGTCTGCTTCGGTGGCCTGTCGTTTCTTGCACCAGTGGCACCGGGGTTTATCCGCCAGGAGTTCGCGGCGTGCTTTCAGGTACGCGGTATTGGATGTGCGCTTAGGCATTGTGGTTTGGCTGACGCGCTTCGCTTGTCCTAGCGCCCTCGCGTTGCTCGGTTGCTATCGCATCCACATAGCAGAGGTAGCACACTGGCCCGGCTTCCGTAAGTTGGTCACCGTATTTGGTCGAGAGGTTTGTTTCACCGCAGTCGCGGCAAGTGCCAATTTCAATCACTGTTTCGTAGCTGCATTTGATTTTCATGTTGTCAAGGTTACTTAGGCAGAGTGCCCCCGGGCACCATCCCGACCGTTGTTAAAGCACGGTTCACACTCGCCACGCAATGGATCTGTTTGCATGGGCTGAGCTGCCCTTCTGATGGGCGAACTAGGGATGATGAGTCCTCGAGGATTTGCACCTGCATCAGGTCGCGCGGCCTGAACGCACCAATGTGATTGGCGTACTTTACTTGTATTGCTCCATAACTAGTTGACCGATGTACTCTGCCACTTGTGGCACGACTGCGTTGCCTAATCCTGTAAGTCTGTCCACCCGTTTGGGAATCCCATCAGCCACTCGACCCACGTTGGGTTCATGTACCCAATGCTTTGAGGTTCGGCTAACGCAATTGCTTGGCTCAATCGAGTTGAATACTTTATTCCTTGGGCTAAGCGTCGTACGTGCGCTTCGTTTCGCGTCGCTGTGTTTTCGCGATGACTCGTTGGGGTAGGCCACAATGATGAGTCGCTTGCGTAAGTGTGGTGCGCCAATTCCAGCCGCTGATACAACACGCCATTCCGCGTCATACCCGATTTCGGTAAGCGCTCCAATGACCTCGGTTCCTCCCATAGTGAGATGTCCTGGCACATTTTCCAAGATTGCGTAGTCGGGTCGTAATTGGCTAATGGCTTCTCGTACCCATGGCCACAGGTGTCTTGGGTCTTGCGTGCCTTTGCGTTTGCCTGCTTGCGAAAACGGTTGGCAGGGGTAGCCGCCTGCGATGATGTTGGGTCTTTGGATTTCTTGCCAGTTGATTTCTTTGATGTTGCCATGGTTCGGTACCTCGGGCCAATGTTTTTTAAGAATCTTGCAACAGTATTTGTCAATTTCGGATTGCCAAATTACTTTCATGCCTGCGCGTTCGAGGCCTAGGTCTAAGCCGCCTATGCCTGAGAACAGTGATCCAACTGTTATTTCCATGCTGTGATAACTGCGCTGGCTTCTTGCTTGCTTAGCTCATCAAGCTTTACAACCTCACGATTGAGCACTGTGCCAATTTCACGCATTGTTTGACTGCCCGGTGTGAAGCCTCGGGTCTTGGCCAGCACTCGAATCATGCCAATTTGCTTCTCTGACGCTTTGCCAGGGCCAGCCTTCATGGGTATGACGTTTGTCTGTGGCTCGCCAGTGAATGGGTCTGGGATAGGTTCGCCATCGTCATACCGGGCAATCTCCACACGTGGCTGCTCCTGACGTGCCATCACTTCTTGCTTTGATGCCATTTTGTGGTCAATGCCAAAGCCCATCATGCCCAAAGCGCGACCTAATGCTGATGTGCTGGCGTTCATTTGCTCTGAGTCTTTTGTGTATGGCGTACGGCCCGGGAATGGCTCCCAGCAGTATGCGATGCATGGCAACTGATCGTCTTTGTCTCGCCACACGGTGCAACGTATCTCGATGTACAGCTTGTCGTTGACTTCACGGAATGTGGGTTGCGACTCTTGTACTCGCAAATCTGGGAACTTGTCTAACGCCATGCGTAGGCGTGTTGGTACGTCAACGTAATTGTCCAGGTTGAAACTCATTTGCTTTTTTCCTCCAATAGCAGCATCAGGTTGAACCATTCATCCACGGGCATGACAGCCATCCACTGTGCAACATCGGTGTGCCCAGGTCGTTTGCAAATGATGACTCCTGTGTAGGCGTTGGCGTGTGTCATTTGTGCACGCAACTGCCTGAAGTAGCCATGCCAGTCGTGGGTTTTGCGGTCTTTGACCTCAATGACGACACCGGGCCAGCCTGTGACATCGCCTTTGTCGTCGTGTGTGCCTGCTTGGATACGGTCTGCTTTGATTCCGTACTTTCGTAGCCATTTGACTACTGCAAGCTCTGCAGCGTGGCCTTTACGCTTCTGGGGACTGGTCACGGTAAATACCCATGTCTCCTACCACGTGTAGTGGGGCATCAAGCAGCTGATCACGTGCGTCAGCCATGTGCAAGCAATTCAGGTAGCCGATTGCGTCAACGAGTGAGTCCTCGTGCATTTTCTCGTTGTCAAGGCTTTTCATTAGCCGAGCCAATTTGACTGCCACCATAAACATGATGGCCTCTTGCACGGTCAGGTTGTGCTTGAAGTTGGTGAGCACGCCAAAGATGCGGCGAACCATTGTGTAATCGGTGAATGGGTGACCGTATTGTTCCATGCGCTCACCGTTTTTGGTGAGTTGCCATGCTCGATACGCGGCATCGCCCGGGTCAATGTTGCTGCTCACTTTTTCCTCTCCGTGGTTTTGACAATGTAGTACACGCATGCGACGATGTACCCGGTGAACACTGACGCAAAGAAGTGATCAGCCCACGACATTGTCGTATGTGCTCCAGTTCTCCCAGCCGTAGTTAGTTGCAATGTGCCATGCCACCCACAAGTTGGTCAATGGGTCAAACAATTCGGTGCAGTCATTGATCATGCCTTTGGTTTGCAGGTAGCCGCGAGGCCAGTACTTGTTTGGTTGGCACCATGATGGCGTGTGAATCTGCATCAGGCCGAAGCTCTGCCCATTGTCACCGATTGCGTTCGGTAGGCAGGCTGACTCGAGTTCTGCGACCTGTAGCGCCAGCCATAGGTCATTCAGCACGAAGCCTGCTCGTAGGGCTGTGTCAGCCCATTCTCGGCAGCCGGGTCCTGTGTATGGGGGCATGGTCGTTACGACGCTCTCAGGGCTTCCTGACGCGTCTGAAGCGGTGTCCAAGCCCACCGTGCCCGAAAGGGGAGCCGTGTACACGGTGGACTCGGACACCAGCCCGATGGTGTCGGTTTGTGGGTCGGACGTAACAGCTAGGGTCACGCCAAATAGCCCAGACAAAGCCAGGGCGATTACTGCTAGGGGATTCATGCGACGCTCGGGTGTTCCGGGTCGATGCGAGGCTGATGGGTCAGTTTTGATGGCTCGCTCCAATCCTCGTCAGCGTTGAATCGGTAACGCAGCTGGGCCTTTACGACCTCTCCTTCAGCGTTCCTGAACACTACCAAGTGGAATTGTTGCGCTGTATCTGGACAAAGCCCGGTCAGGACTTCGTAGGTAATCAGGTTGTGTGTCATGTGTAGGCCCCTCCAGAAGCCTGTTTTGACCTTAGCGGCTTTTTCGGCGCTTGTGTGGGATGCTCAGTTTCTCTACTTTTCGTACCATTCCCCACGGTATGAGTAGCACGTTGTCAGCACCCTGATCTGCTGTGCAGGTCTGGATGAGTACGCAGTGACGCTTGTACCGCTTCAAGATGCCTACGGACACGCATACCAGTGGCTGGTCATCAATGTCCCCTAGTTCGTGCCATTCGTTGTTGTCAAGGCTGTGAGCGTCATGCCACGTCACTTGGACGATGGCTCCGTCTAGTCCAGCCATACCACGTACTCCGCCGCTACCCGGCCTTTGACTGGGTCAACGAAGTGCAGCCGTTGGCTCGGTATCCCGGTGGCTGCGACGAACTCTCGAGCGTATTCGTTGTGCGACTCTGGCGAGCCTGTCACAAAAATGCGACCTCCATTGCTCATAGTAAGTGACATTGGGGTGTGCCAGTGGCCCATGTAACAGTCGTTGAAGTCCTCAATGACTCCACCTGCCCAAGCGTTGACCTTGCGCAGAATGCCGAAGGCTGGCGTGTTACCGCCAAAGCTCTTGATTTCATCGCCATGCACCAGTAGCGCTGTGTAGGTGCCAATCTTGACAATCTGGTACCAAGCATCAGATGACTGCCAATCCTTTACTAGGTGCCCTACTTTGTTGCGTGCAATCTCATAGGAGATTCGATCTACGTTGTCGCCCTTTGGCATTTCGCCGTAGCGACCAATGCGACCGTGGTTGCCGTATTCGCACACCACGCGCACAGTCTCAAAGTTGCTGGCAAGTGTCGTGACCGTTTTGGCAATCAGCCTGGACACCTCAAACAGTTGCTCGTATAGGTGGCTGTCCACCTCGTACGCCTGACCGGGGAAGATGCCCATGCCCTCCACCATGTCACCGCCAAGCATTAGCACTGCTTCGCGTACCGGGTGATGTTTGCGTTGAATGTCAGTGATGTGCAGTGTTTTGTCAATAAAGCGATCTATGCGTTGACCGCATGTTTCCGAGCCATACGACACAGACTTTTTACCGAGCTGCCAATCAGTGCAGTGAATTACTGCGACCTCGGCTTTGCCTTTGCGAGTGTCCTTTGTCGGTGGCTTGACCTTGACTGGTGGCGTACCAAGGCTTGCGTCTTTGGCGGCCTGATAGACAGCCTGCACCAGCTCGTCGTTCTTGACCTTCAGTTTTGCGTACTGCTGCTGACAACGCTTCAACGCCTCACGCAACTGCTCGAGCGTCTGCTCCTCAGCAATCTCGTTACTTAGAGACATGCTTGCGCCTAAATCGGTACACAACGTTCCAATCGCACTTGAACCCATGTTTGGTCAACAGCCGGGCTATCGAATGATTGCTGTAATCCAAGTTGTAAATCAGGTCGTACCATTCCTCGCCGTTTGGCTGTGCATCAATCCAAACGCCTAGGTCGTGCAACCTATTTTGTCTTGGTTCTATTTCGTCGCGTAACGCCATTGTCGTGATCCTCCAGGTGGTTGTCAATCTTGTGTTCCACCCTAGTAAGTATCTTGCGGACGTATGCGTGATCATCAGCATTTTCTCGTCGGGCACGCTCAATCAGGATGGCTGGCAAGACAGCTGCGCAGATGATGGCAATACCGCTAATTAGCGCTACGTAAATCTCTGTCGACATGCAGGCTCACAAACTGCTGCACTTTCAAGGGTACCTTGTCCCCTGTGTAGTACCTGATGTGCCAAGGCTCTGATTGCAGTTCCCAACAGAAGCCGTACCAGTCGGCGTTAGCAAGCATCCATTTGAGTCGATCATTGCTGGCATCACTGACATCAACAGCCAGCCCGAGGTTGTGCATAGATGTACCCGGTGTTGCCATCGGTGACATGCCGGGCTTTAGGTAGTACTTCTGGCCCTTGTACGTGCGCACAGACGTAGTTGGGATAGGTGCTGTGGTGTATCGAGCCATAAAGCCTCGCTCCTGCGTCTCAAGGCTCCTGTACGTGTCTGCCACACTCGTGGGCTTGAACGGCCTAATACCGTCAGCGTGTGCAGCTCGACGCATCGCCTCCCACGCTTGCGCCGCCAAAGGATGTAGTTGCCCATAGGGCCGAATCGTTTTGAGCAGGTAGGCAGGCAATCGGCCTGGTTGCACGCCTCGCAGGTCAGCAGGTAGTACTACTGGCTTGACCGGGTATTTCACTTGCGTCCGTACCGCGTGTCTTTAGTGTTTGCCCAAGCGTAGATCATTGGCAGTACTGCTGCTAGTCCGGCTTTTAGCGCGTTTTCTGCGTTGTAGTCGCTGGTGATAAGCACGGCGGCGCTTCCAGCGACGAAAGCTTTTAACCAATCTTCGAGCATCGGTACCCACTTCATTAGGCCACCAATGCCGCAATTTCGGTTTCGGTCAATCCCAACGCAGAGAGTTTGGCGTGAGCTTTGGCGCGTGCATCAGCTTTTGCTTTTGCAGCACGTTGTTCCTGCGCTTCAGTTTCAACATCCTGTAAATGCTGTGCAAACTCGGCATCAGTCATTTCCCTAACTTCATCACCAATCTGAATAAATGGTTTGCTCATGGTTTCCTAACTTGTCAATCCGTAAACGTAATACGACCCGGTAATGGTTCCGCCAACGACGAAGGTGAGACCATCGTGAGCAGCCGCAACATTGTAAAGATTTCCACCAGCCACGCCTGCCGTGTTTCCACTTGACTGAGCGCCCGAACCTGTGCCACTCCACCATGTTTTAGTGCTCGCATTTGTTGGATCGTAAACGGTGAACTCTCCGTAGGCGGATTGTCCGCTGGCCGCGTTTGTAAATACCGCCGAGCTTGCTCCGTTACTGCCGAATCCGCTATAGACGCCGCTATTATCGGTGGCCGCCCAACCGCCAAAGTAACTAGATGCAGTTTGGGCTGCGCCCGAAACATTGACTCGAACGCCAACATTTTGGCCAGTGCTGGTCGAAGTGACGTGCAGAAAGACTCGGTAATTTTTGTAAGTTGTAGTGAACGTTCCGGCGGGCATGGATACCGACGCAACTCCCGTGAATGTGGCGCTAGTGATTAGGACCATGCCGGCAGCTGCTGCCGGGCCAACGGTTGCCCAAGCTGCGCCATCGTAATACTGCACAACGTTGGTTGACTCCAAATAACACAACTGGCCTTCAGCAAGAGTTTTCTCGCCAGTGCCACCAAAGCCAGCGTCACGCGCTGTGGTGTCAGCGAACACTGGCACACCAGTTCGAGCGCTTTGATTCATTTGCGCGGCAGTCAGAACCTGCCCGGTAGTAAATGTTGGAACAGATGTCTGTGCGTTAGCGCCCATGGTTATCTCATCCTAATACGTTCAACGAGTCAAGTAGTCCGTACACGGCATCATCCAAAACGAGCTGATAGACGATTGTGGTTGGGCTGGTGTAAAACGTGATGGTATGCCCACGATTGAAGTCAATTACGCCTTGAATGCCCTCAACTGCGAGTTCCTCGCCAAGCTGCGTGCCGAGACCGGGGATGGTCTTTTCAATGCTGATTGTGTCACCGATGTCCACTGTGCTGATTGCGTCACGTTGCAGGCTGGTGAGTGATCCGAACCATGTGGTGATGCTCGTGTAGCGCGGCTCTGGGTCAGGCTCGAGCAGATAGGCAGCGAGCGCATCCACTTCGCCTTGCTGGTGCAGCAGGCTGTTGGTAATTGATACCGATTGCGTGAAGTAAGTGGCGATGCTGCCAGCGTCAGAGTCCGTTGCATCCTTGCCATCAAGCGCTCGGACATAGGCACGATTGACCACATTGTCGGCATCAAACTCCACCGACAAATCTTGATAGTTCAGCCCGGTGCCATCATCGTTGAAGCTCACTATCGGGGCGCTGAGCGTCGTGCCGATTCGTGGCTGGAACGTCAACACGCCAGCCCGATCAATAAACAGCCTGCCTTGCTCGGCTTGATTGATTTGGTTCAAATAGGCCAGTGTGTTGGTGCCTGCCGTGACCGTATAGGCGCTGTCGTGCCCTAGGTTGACCGTTCCAGTATCAATGGCTATCGTACCCCCATAGGACACTTCTGGAAGCGCTAGAACGCTTGTAATGCGCTCTCCTGACGTTTCAGGGCTGACGTTATAAGTGTCCAGTTGGGTTTGAGCCAAAAGGTAGAAGTCATCGGCACAAAGCACCGTCACCGTGTTGGGGCCAGCCATGGCAAAGCCGTATTCATACGAAGTGACATAGCCGACGAACAGATACTCGCTGTCACGAGATAGGCGTACTTTGCGTAGTGGCGCGAGTCCAGGCTGATTGTTGTCCGGGTCGTAATAGGGGCTGCTGGTGTCATACGGCCCGAGAATGCCTGTCTCGTCACGCATCACAAACTGCAACGTGCCAGCACCGAACTGATAATCCGTTTTGCGGCGCCCTCGCGTGTAACTAACACCAGTCGTGAACTCGGTAATGTCGGCATACGAGGTCGTACCATCAAGCACGTCTAAGCCATTGAGCACCGATGAGTCCAAACGGAATGCATCAACTTGGAAGCCTGTGTCAAGCTCGAGCAGGTAGCTGCCTGATTGGACGACTGAGGCAGCCACGTTATACCGCGATCTGCAGCTCTAACGGCCCGGACACGCGCGTGTAATCGGTGAGCGCATCCACAATGGTTTGCCCAAGGCTGGCTTCTGCGACAGCTGCATTGACCGTAATGTTGTACACGTTTTGCTTCGGCGCGTATGCCGCATCCAACATGGCTGGTACTTCGTAATAGCGGCTCTTGGGGTCATACACAGATGGGTCAAATGGCTGCACCATTATCTCACCGCCGCCACCACCACCGCGACTGCCGCCGCCACCGCCACCCGATGGTGCAGGCAACGTCACCGGGGCAATAGCCGGGATGCTTGGCACTTGAATCATGCGCTCCACTCGATCAGGGCCAGCAGCAATTACTCCGCCACCGCCGCCGCCTTGCCCAACATTGAAACGCGGCAACTTGAACTCACCAACTCGGTCAATTTCACCAATCGGGTTTACTGCATTTAGTCCATCAATAACGGTGTTTATCATTGCAACAAACGTGTTGCCAATGTTCTCAAAAATGCCAATTACAAAATTGCCCATTGAAGCGAATGCGTTCTTGACGCTGCCAGTCTTAGCGACCAACACACCAAAGCCAGCCACCAACAGCGCCACAGCCGTAACGACCAAGCCGATTGGGTTAGCAGCCATCGCAAGGTTCAACGCCAACTGCGTCACCGTGATGACCTTCATGACTGCGTTCAATGCCAGAATCGCCCCGGCAAGGGAGCCAACCACCGCCATGACCGCTAGCACTTTGTCAGTGTTATTTTGTACGTATTGCGCAAAGCGTTGCAGTACTGGTAGCAGGCGCTCAAGGATGGGCAGAAATGCTGCACCGATTGATTCCTTGGTTTCGCCAATGGTTAGCGATAGGCGTTTCATTTGACCTTCGGCGCTGTTGGCAGCCACAGCTGCTGATCCGCCGACCGTACCAGCCACAGCCGCAAACACCTCATCCAGTGACGCGCCTTCTTTGATAAGGCTGCGTACCGAGGGCAGCAACGTGCCCAGCGCCTTAGTGTTGCCACCGTACGCCTTAGCAATGGCATCCGTAGCCGTGCCCAAATCAACACCAGTAGCTGCAGCAACGTCAAGGGCCAGCGTGAGGCCATCCTGTGCCGAAGTCATCTCTCCGGTCACCTGGACAAGCGAGGCGAGGGCTGGGCGTAGCTCATCGTCAGCCACAGCCGCCGACATCATCGTGGACTCAATAAACGCCTCAGCGACCTTGACGTTGGCTTCCCCAGCCAGCGTGTTATTGGTAATGGCCTGGGCGAGCAGGGCTTGTGCTTTTGCGTCCTCAATAGCGGCCTTGGTTGCGTCACCAATAACGACAGCCAGCCCACCGATAGCCGCAGCTGCTGGTAGGGCAGCCTTCTTGAGGGCGAACTGGGCTTTAGCGCCAGCGCCTTCAAGGTTCTTGAACTCGGCAACAGCCTTGCTGATGCCTTTGCCATCAAACTCAGAAATGATTGGGATTGTTACAGCCATTAGCGAGTCAGTCTATTCGTAGTGGCCTCATTGATTTTTTCTACCACTCGACCAAGGTTCTCGTTGACCTGATCGGCGTTGCGTTCGTATGAGGGCCACATCAAACGTGAGGGTGCGCCGTACAGTTGCGACAATGCCGAAGCCAGCCGATTAGGTGCTTTGCGGCCTGCCATGTCAAAAATAGTTCCTGCTGGGCTTTTCATTGTCACACTGAAAACAGCCAAACTGTTTCCACGCCTGCGATTACTAAAGCGCGCAATGATCGATTTGCTGACCGAGCTTTGCGCCCACGGCATGAGCCTGCCGCCTTTCCAATTACGCGACATACCCGACAACGGCAAATTGACAACCTTGCTTCGAGCATCCTTAACAATCGGATCAACAATGGTCTTGAACTCTTTTTTGATTTCTTTGGCAAGCTCGGGTTCCATGCGCTGCAACTCGCGCAGCGTCTCCTTGACACCGACAACAGTTACAGATGTTTCAGCCACGTTGTTGTTGCTTTCTCGCCAGCAGTAACACGGTAGCCAAATCCTCGGAATCAAACTCGATGTCAGGTGGCCACCACCCGGTAGCCAACAGCAGTTCCGCTAACTGGCGGCGGACGCTGTTGCTTCCGTAGGGTTTGCGTGGGCAGTCTCCACTACCTCAAAATCCTCAACGGACACAAGCCAAGTGTCATAGTCGCGGCCTTCACGCTTATTGACGTTGAGCTGATGCCACGCCATAAACATGATGTCATCAATACCGATACCAGCCTGTAGATCGCTGGCGCGGCGCTTGAACTTGCGTTCCCACGCAGCAGCCGTAGCAATTGTCGTTGTGACTTGCTCTGTAACCAATTCCGCTGCTGGTGTCTTGAACGACACCTTGATGGTCAGTTTCACGCCGTCACGTCCTCGACCAGCACGCCGCCTGTGATGGTGATTTCTACTTCGGACAGTTCACCGACCGAGCCGTTCACCAAATCAAGCGACTCGAGGTATCCGCCAGTAATTTGGAACTCGGGGTTGGTCGTTGAAATGCCAGACGAGGTTGGCTTCACTGCGACGTACACGTTGGTGCCGACAAGGCTGGTGAGGTCAACGTACGTGCCGGGCGATGCCGAGTACTCCATGAGCAGCGTGGCGGTCACGGTCACGTTGGTGAGGCCACCAACGAATTGGCGGCCTGTGTTGCCAAACGAAGTGGAATCGAGCGCTTCGCGCGACTTGGTGATGACCACAGACTTGCACTGATCGGTCAGGTCTTTGATTGAGCCAACAGCAGCACCGATGCCGAATGTTGGGGAAGCCAGGTAAGTGGTTGCGTTAGCCATGTAGCGAATCTCCTCTACGTCGAGGGTCGCTGCTTACCCGTAGGGCAGTCTAGTAGCCCTAGGGGCTTACTTTGGTGCGTATCGTCAGCTCGTAAGCAGGGTAGTCAGCGCCACCATACGACACCGTGGTTGGGCGTGCATCGGTCAAGCCGATTTGTGCAGCGCGAATCAAATCAATGTTGTCCAGCAGGCTGTCAAGCGTCCTGTTATCACCAGTGCCTAGGGCAGTCATTACGACGCGAAACTCCATGTCAGCAACCACGTTCGTTGCCATCATGATGGTCGGTGCCTCGACAAGTGCGCATGGTGGGTTCATGTTGCGTGGATCATCAAACACACGCAACCCGGTAATTGTCTGCAGCTTGGTGACCAGTTGGTCGTAACCATCCTTAAACATGTTTGCCATGTCAGGCCACCTGTGGTTTATTGACTCCGAGCAAACGCAAGATTTGACCGTAGTTGCCTGTGACCGGGCCACCTGTGGCTAGTGGGTCAAAAGACGCAAACGCCTCGGTGGAGCCGCGTTCACGGTAAAGGATTGCTGCGTACTGGACGGTGCCGAGCTTTACCGCGCCATCGGGCACAGTGGTTGGTGAGTCAAAATAGCCTGACTCCTCGCGCTTGCGATACGCAAATTGGTTGGCTGCGCTCACTGCCATGTTGGCTACGTCAAGGTCAGCACTCGGGTTGGTGAACGTAAAGCCGAGGTAGTCCTCGACATCGCCCAGGACAATCCACGAGCACGTCACCGAATAGGTACATGTCCCGGTGGCGGCTGCTCGATCAGCGTCATCCGTGGTCAGCGCAAACAGCACCTGATTAGGGATGATGGTGTCAGTGTCGTACTGGTAATCGCCTTGTTGCGATACGCCAATGAAGTAGTACTCGGGCAACGCAAGAATCTTGTGCGTACCATTCCACGTGGCATTGATGCCAGACAGGGTGATTGACTGCCCTACCTCAAAGCTGTGGTTCTCCAGCAACTGAACGACGGCAACGTTACTAACTACCTGTTTATGGGTAAGTGAGTAAGTTGCCACCGTTCAGTGTCACCTGGAGGGAGTGAACTTAGGCGATT